TCTGACCAAATAAATTGGTCATAGAAAACATTAATACCGTAACAAAAAATAACAGTTTCTTCATTAATTAAGTTTATTTACAAGTGAACTACAAGCTTTTTTAAGAGCTGTAGATAAATTTTGATTATTAAATTTACCTCCCTCATCTATAAGAAGGGTAGACATTGATATTTCATCTGCAGATTCCTCAACTAAGACTTTCTTTACAAGCTTGTCTCCTTTGTATAAGAATCCCTGTAATCTAATTACTACAGATTCTTTATTATTATGTATTATAGAAAAACTAGATTGAGTCTTTAAAACATCTAGATATACTATATCCACTTTAAGAACGTTTTCAGAAGCATGATCTAATTCATAGTCTTTGCTCTGATAGATCTCTTCAAGAACATTCTTAATACCAAATTCTAATTTTCTATTACCAGCTAAGTTTCCTATTTGGATCTTATTGGTAATTTGTCCTATAGCAATAGTTTTAGGCTCTTCATACCAAATATTACCTGGAGAGTTTTTAAAAGTTCCATCAAACTTCCATGAAAATTCATTGGACATTTGTTTAAGCTTTTCTTGATTACCAGAAAATTCTAGATATAAAGCATAAGACAGTAAGGATAAGGCAAATACTAACCATAATCCAAATAATGTTAAGAAGCTATATACTAGATATAACTTAGCTTTATCAATAATTGCTACCATATTCTATAATTTTAGTAAGAAAAAAGGGTAGAAATTATCTACCCTGTCCTCTATATTTACTAACTTTTTTAGCCTTGGGGCCAGATGTTTTTGCAGCTTTTCCTCCCTTACGCTTACCAAAACTAATTTTACGACTGTCTGATTTTACTTTAGCCATTGTGGTTTTTTTTAAATATTATACAAGTAGGGTGTGAAACTCTTTAAAATGCTTGATACGATCAGCAAGACCAATAGTACCACCATTAACTCTTTTAGTGATCTTAGTAACTACTTCATCAGAAGCTCCTGTATCAGCAATTTCATTAAGCTTGTTCTTAGACCAGAACCAAGCAGCTGAAGATAGAGCATGTGTTGAAGCTACTGAATCAGGATTAACTGACATATCTACACCAATTGATTTACCAAATGCTGTATAGTTATCTTTACCAGTTAACTGGATATATCCACGACCTCTAAATTTATAACCATCACCTGATGCTTCAGGACCGTTACCCATACGTCCACCATATACAAGATTAGCAATCTTCTCAGGCTTCTTAGCATACGCTGCAGCCTTAGGTTCATCAACTGTACCATCAGGACGCTTAAAATATTTCTTAAATATTCCTGTTAATCCTTTAGCAGAGTAATTAAGGTTTTCTTGTGTAACTCTAAAGCCACCAGATTCATGACCAGCTTGAGCTAAAAAATGTGCTAGACGCAATGGAGTTTTAATACCAAACTTTTCTTGTATAGAAGGAATCTGAGCAATAACTGTGTCAGGAACATGTCCTTTTAAACGAGATAAGTCCATAATTAAGCCTTGTTTTTAGGTTTGTAATATCTTTTCTTCTTTTTAGGAGCTGCTTCTTCAGCAACAACTTTTTCTTTTTTTGGTTTAGGAGCTTCCTCTACTACCACTGGAGCAGGAGCTACAACTGGTTCTGCAGGTGTAACAAATAAGCTCTTAAAAAATGCAATAATCTTTTTCATACTATTTTTTTAGTTTTATCTTCCAATAAGATTGAATACCATAAGTAATAGGACCATTAATTTCAGTGCCTATATTCAATCCGTATATATGATCTTTTTTATTCTTTAATAATACACCAGCACTAGCTCCTGTAATTCCAAGAGTTTGATTACCATTTATACCACCACCAAAAAACATTTGAGTCTTAGGCTTTTCATAATGCTGTATAGTAACTGTGTTAGTTATTGTAGGAATCTTATAATTAGATCTGACCGATCTTCCTCTAAGACTATTTTGATTAACTGTATCTATAATAGAAACATAACCAAGAGTATCAAGTCTGATAGTATCCTTAAACTCTACAAGAGCCATATATTTACTTAACAAATCATTATACTGAGCTAAAAGCTTAGGATAGTTTGTATCAGCAATATACTCTGGAGGAGTCTGAATAGTATCATGTAACACTTTACCCTTTAAAGTCATTGTCTTATATATAGTTGTATCATGTACAGACCAAGTAGTGTCATGGACAACAGTTGTATCTGATTTCTTACCGTTAAAGTTTACATATCCACAACCACCTTGCTGAAGAAACAGCACTACAACTAAAATAACTATGATTATACTAAGATATTTCATCTTTTTTCTTTTTAAATGAGAATTTGTCTGCAGTATCACCACCTATAGCAGCTATACATATAAACATTACAGCATCTACTAAAGCGTCAGAAGGTTTAATATCTCCATGACTAAAGCTATTAGCTGTCAATGTTATACATAAGAACAATGCACACATAAAGCCTACAACAGGTTTAATGGATGTAGAACCACGCTCATCTTTAAAAAGGTCTAAAGCCCAATCTTTAAAATTCATCTTTTAAATTTAAATTTGTTATCAACTAAGACAGCATATGTAATCTCTTCTTCTCTTCTAGGAATAAAAGGTGAAGGGATTGTATTACTAGTCTTAAACATTTGACGCTCTATATTATCAATACGGGTCTTGTCTATATTAGACTGAGCCATTAACAACTTTACATCAGACTTAATCTCATTTACATCGTTCCAAATGAGCAGGCTAACTAATGATACAAGTGTTGGGAATACCCAAACTTTAAATGCGGCTATAGATGGTGTGTCTTTAGTCATTGTTTATGTAAGATTAAACTGTTTTTAACACCTTAAACTCATATACAGACCCTTGAGGCTTTACTAAACTGATAGTCAATGAGTTAGGAATAATTTTACCAGTTCTATCTTTACGTACAAAATAACGTAAACCTGAAGGTTGATTTACCACTGCTTGTCCAGCACCAGCTGCAACATTCTGTGCAGGAATACTAATAGAATCTGCAGGAATATTAGCAGGAGTGTTAACAGACATCATGGTTCCTGGAATAGGAAACCCTAAGGCGTCTTTTTGGGCATAAAATTTCTTAGCCATTGTATAAATAATTTAATATAAACTTAGAATATGTAGAATTTGTACAATCCCTACAATATAATATACGAAATATTCAGGAAATTATCTACATTTGTGAACATAAAATCTATATATGAATAACCAAGACTACGCCACATACTTAGAGAAAAAGCTTATTGACAAGTTTAAAGAAGAGTTTTTTATTAAATTTGAATACTACCCTGTAGTTTTAACCAAAATCAACTTAGTTACAGACCCATCAGACAAGTCTCCTCTGATTAGTTTAGAGCAGTTAGAGGCCTATTTTACCCCCTTTTTACCTTCTAGACACGATAAGGTAATCCATTTAAAGCATAAAATTAGAATACGAGAAATTACAGAACTACGCTCAATTTTCTGCTTCCTAGCTAGAAACATGAAATACTCTCTTAAAACAATTGGAGAATATCTTAATGGAAGGGACCATACAACAGTCATTCATTCAGTTAACACATTTAAAGACTTAATTGAAACCTGCCCTGTATTTAGAGAGAAATATTACAAAGTATTAGATAACATTAAAAAAATAAATAATATAACAGATGAGTCACCAATTATGGACTGTTTGCAGAAAGTATAATATAAGCCCTAATCAGCTTTACTATTTAGATAGCTGTAGAGAAAAGATTGTACCTAGTCAGGTTATTAATGCTAATGCTCAAAGAGTTGTATGTGAGCAGAGGGGTTGGATAGATCCTGAAGGCAATTTAACAGAAGGAGCATTATATATCTTAGATGAGTTTGAGACATTTTTAAAGAAGACTAAATCTAGAATTACAAAAGAAGTTTTAGGTGAAGATTTTATGAAAAATGTAAATGAATATAGGGAAATGTTCCCTGCTAATAGATTGCCTTCCAAAGAGTTAGGTAGACAAAGTGCTGCTGAGTTAACTAAGAAGTTTGTAGAGTTCTTTAAAAAGTATCCTCAATATGATTGGGAATTAGTTTTGGATGCTACAGATTATTACGTAAATTACTATAAGAAGATGGGCTTTAAATTTATGGCTACTAGTAGTTACTTTATAAGTAAAAATGATACCTCTAAATTAGCGGACACTTGTCAGGCTATATTAGACGATCCTAAAATATTAAATATCTAAAAATACTTTAGATATTTTTTGGAAGCTGTAAATATATAACTTAACTTCACATCCCTCAAAATTACAAAAACACAGTGTATGACCAATTATGAAAAAGAGATAGAATCTATGTTCTATCAAATTACTATTCCTCTTAATGAAAAGAAAACAGTTTATGGTATTGGTTTAGATGGCTTTAAATTAGCTGTCAATAACTTAATGAACAAAGCTGTTCTAGAAGGAAAGATGGAAGCTTTACAAGAAGTTAGAGTTGACCTTAACAAACTTATAACTTCTATATAATGTCTGGGCAGAAAGAAAGACCTTATGGTGCCAGAAAGTATTCAGAGATCTTAAGGGAGACTGCTCAATACGTAGATGACAGACGTAAAGGAAATATAAAATCTTTATTAACGCCTTGGCCTGGATTAAACAATGCAGGAGTCAATGGTATAGAATGGGGCTCTCTTATTACAATTGGTGCTAGACCTGGTGCAGGTAAGACACTTATTGTAAGTCAAATTTTAAGAGAAGCTCGTACATTAAATATTGGACAAGAATTTAATATTTTAGAGTTCCAGTTTGAAATGGGAGCTAAACAGTCAGGCTCTAGAGCTTTTGCTGCAGAGACTGCTCTTGACTATAATCAAATCTTAAGTACTACTCAAGCTCTTGATGATTATAATTATAATTTATTATTAAAGTATGTTAGAGAGACAGAGATATTAGAAAGTCAAGGTATACATAGATTACAAATAACTAATCCTATTAATAATAAAGAGATCATAGATGCTATAAAGCAATACTATGTAGCTCTTGGTAACAAACCTTTAATAGTAACTATTGATCATAGCTGGTTAATTAAAAAAGCACCAGATGAGAAAGAAAAGATTGCTACATTGTATAACACTGTAGAAGCATTAATGCAAGTTAAAAA